TATGAATCGAAACCTAAAAGCTGTGGACTTAAGAATTCACATTGTGTATATAGATCCAATGGAGATTTTGTTATTGGTGATCCTGTTAGGATTCTTCGGTAGTTTGCTAGTTTCCCTAGTTTACAAATGTTTCGTGTTCGTTTTGCTGATCTGTTTTTTATCGTGGTGGATTCGTCTAGAATCATCAGATGATTAACATTCTTTCTAGAAAGTATATCTCTTAGTTTTTCTACACCAGACTTATGGGATAGTGCTTCTACGTTTATTAAAAACCATTTTAAATGTCTTTCAGGATGACGTTTATCACCATATACTTCTTTGTCTTTGTGTACGTGTATGACAGCTCCATGACTGTGTGTTTGAATTTCTTTTATCCAATTACGATATACTGAATTAGGTGCAATTACTATTGCCCAATCTATCCAAGAATTTCTAAAAAAATAATTTGCGTTATCAATTGCAACTTTTGTTTTACCTGTACCCATTTCCATAAAGTATGCATAATCACGATGTTTAGCTCCTGCTATCAATGCATCCCTTTGATGTTGGAAAGGTTGTGTTTTATATTGAAATTTCATTTAATCCCATCAATATATTTTTTTCTTGACGATGTCAAATTATTAGATTACATGGCATCAAGGAGGTCACTATGGACTTAGAACAAATGTCGAAGAATATTACTCTCGACACAACAGCGATGGAAGATATTGCCACTGCCTGTAATAAGTTATTGGACATTCAGAAAGAAGTATCAGCGTTAGAAGATCAATTAAAAAAGAAAAAAGAACAAGAGCTGAAACTTTCTGAACAAGACATACCAAACTTAATGCAGAAAGCTGGTGCAGCTTCTATCAAACTAACCGACGGTACAGCAGTAGAAATCAAACCATATTATGGTGCGAGAATACCTGCGTCTCGAACGGAAGAAGCTTTTGATTGGCTCCGTGAAAATAATTATGCGGATCTAATTAAAAACAATGTAACATTAACCTTTGGTCGTAATGAAGACAACATGGCGAAATCTCTAGTTGACGATTTACGAAATAAAGGGCATAATGTTAAGCAAGCCGAAAAGGTAGAACCGATGACTCTTAAAGCTTTCGTAAGAGAGCAAATAGAAAAGGGGAAAGACGTTCCTGCCGATTTATTCGGTGTTTATGTAGCAACACGCACAAAGTTAACAACGAAGGAGTAACATGCAACAAGCAAAAGATGCAGCTAATAATGTAGCTGTTAAAAAAGAAGCGGGTGTTCCAACGCAATTTAATTTGGAAGAGTTAGCAGGACAAGGACAAGAGTTCGTAACTGCAAGGGATACTAAACTCCCTATCTTAAAAATCCTTTATAGCAATTCAGCTGTACTTGACGACTCAGACGGCAAGTATATTGAGTCTGCTAAACAAGGAGACATTTACAACGAAACGTCTGGAAATCTTTTTAAAGGTAAAGAAGGATTAATCGTTGTACCATGTTTATATATAAACACGTTTAATGAGTGGAAAGACAGAGGCGATAGTCCTGGAAGACCAGTTGGTATCCATATGGATCCAGCAATCATGTCTACAACAAGTAGAGGTGATGATGGTAAAGACAGACTAGAGAATGGAAACTATGTAGAAGATACAGGTAACCATTTTGTTTATGTCTTAGATAAAGATTATGCACCAGTTGAGACTGCGCTAATCTCTATGAAATCTACTCAGAAGAAAAAGAGTAAGACTTGGAATTCTATGATGCAGAGTCGTAGAATGAAAGGTAAGAAAGGTTTCTTTACACCACCGTCTTGGGCTACAGCCTATAGACTAAAGACCACTAAAGAAAGTAACTCACAGAACTCTTGGTACGGTTGGGTCGTCGAATTCGATAGATATCTAGATGATCCAAGTTTGTCGAGTACATTAGAGTCGACAAAGGCGTTTTATGAGTCCGCTAAGAAAAGCGACATCTTTGGTAAGGTTGACTTCGGTAAGGAAGGATCTGCTGATGCTAAGCAGGTTCAAGATCAAAGTACACCGTTCTAATGCAAAAAGAGCTACTTCAATTATTTGAAGGAGACTCTTCCCAATACTTGTCCATCTCTCTGACGGGAGAGATGGATGAGAGGGGCAAGAGAAAAGCTTCATACTCCACGATACACGAACCAGTCACAGAGGAACTGTGGAAGGGACATGTTGAAGGTAAAGCACAAATAGGTATCAGACCAGAGAATGGTGATAAGTTAAAATGGTCATGCATAGATATCGATCCAGCAAATTACAAAGAATACACATCTAAAAAATACGTAGACATAATAAGAGATTTCGAATTACCACTTGTACCTGTTAAATCAAAGTCAGGTGGATTACATTTATTTATTTTCTTCAGCGATTGGGCTGACAAACAAAAAGTAAAAGATAAGTTAGAAGAGATTAACAAAGAATATTTTTTATCAAAAGAAGTATTTCCATTAAACAAAGGTGTTGGTATGCCATACTTCAATGCCAATGCTGCAGTTGAGTATGCATTTGATGATACTAATACACCATTGATGCTAGGTGGTTTTTTGCAATTAGCAAAAGAAAAAACACTAAAGCCAGAAGAATTCTACAAATATAAAGTTACAGAATACAACGCAGAAACAGATTGGAGAGACTATCCACCTTGTGTACAGAAAGTAATTCAAGAGGGATGGACGGGAGACAGAAACAATATGCTATTCAATGTTTGTGTTACTGAAATGAAAAAAGCTGAAGGTAACCTAACTGTTAAACAACTGAAAGACGTTGCTTGGGAAAGACAGAAGACAATCTTTGCAACACATCCTAAGGGACCATTAAAAAGAAATGAAAGTGATGGCACTGCTCAGTCTGTACACAATAAAGGTTACGAATATTTCTGTCCACCAAAGCATAACTTTGTAGCTTCAATATGTGATAAGGAAACTTGTAAACTTAGAAAGTTAGGTATTGGAGTACAGGCACCAGACATTAAAAATGAATTTGGTAATTTAATTTACACTGAGGATTCAAAGGGTATTATTTATGAATGTGACTTTAGAGATAGACACATTACATTTAAACCAGAAGATACAAAAGACGAAAAATCTTGGAGAGTCTGTCTAGCTAAATACAGAATATTTTGGTTAACATTACCAAGACCAAAAAAAGGACCAAGTCCGTTTGAGCTGCTGATGAAACACTTATTAGAATCTGCCACAGAGAATACCGCATTTAAATATGAAGATACCAAAGAAGAAGAGAAATACAATACACTTAAAATATTTTTTGAAAGCACCATTGAGCAAGACGATTTTACCAAACTCAAAGATGGTTACACTGTGTTAGATAGTAAAGACAATATTTGTTACTTTAAACGTAATACCTTGCATGATTTTTTAGAGAAAAGAAAGACACCATTTAAAAGCGTAAACCAAGCTGTTAGGCTTTTGGATTGCGAGAAACATGATTTCTTTGAAGGTGAAAGAAATGTATGGTATGTAACTATGCCTGAGTTTGTTAATCACCAAAAGATAAAACCAAAACAACAAACTAACGAACTTAGTGAGATGGATGATGAGTACCACAACAAATTTAGGACTCCAGAAACAAAAACAGATACACCACAAAACAATTAAAATCTTTGGTCCACCTGGTACAGGTAAGACTTGGACATTAATTGAAAAGGTTGTCAAAAAATATTTAAAAAAAGGTGTTGACCCAGAGAAGATAGCCTTCGTATCATTTACAAACAAAGCCGTTGATACTGCAAAGCTTAGAGCATTAGATGCTTTTCCACATTTAGATAATAAATCATTCTCAAGATTTAGAACACTACACTCTTATTGCAGACGATATTTTGAAGAAGAAATATTTGATACTAAAGATTGTATGATTGACTATGCTCTGACAAATAACTTTGTTAAGAGATCAGACAACAGATTATCACAAGATAACTTTACTTATTCTGACTGGTCATTGGGTATATACGATAAGGCTAGAAACTTATTAGAAGATCCTGTTCTTGTTTACAAAAGAGAATCACAAAAGAAAGACAGCTTAGATGTTTATACCAGAAAGATAAGCACATATGAACATTACAAAACTGCAGGAGGAGAAAGATCTTTTTTAGATTTTACAGACATGATTGAAAGAGCTTTGCATGAAGTAGAATTTCCAGAGCTTGATGTTTTGATTCTTGATGAAGCACAAGATTTTACTCCGTTGCAATGGTCTTTGATTTATAAAATGTCTGACAAAGTAAAAAGAATTTATTTAGCAGGTGATGATGACCAAGCAATCTATCAATGGAATGGCGCTGACACACGATACTTTACAAAGTACTTTCCAGGAAGAAAGGTTGTGCTGCGTAAAACAAGAAGATTTGGACAAGCAATACATCAGTTCTCACAAATTGTTCGTAAAGGAATTCTTGATAGTGTAGATAAATCATTTGAACCATTAGTCAAAGAGGGATTGGTAAAAAGATATTTAAGCTTCAAAGAGATACCATTCGAAAAAGAAAAAGGTAAATGGTTTTTATTAGGAAGAATACACACATCAGTAAACGAATTAAAAGCTCTAGCTAAAGATGCAGGTATATATTTTTCTGACAACAAAGGACAAAAGTCATTTGATCAAAACCAATGGTTAGCTATAAAATCATGGACTGCAATATCTAATGGTAGAGAAATTATGAAGAAAGAAGCTGAAGCTATGTTCAAATACATAAGAGAAGTTACTGATTCAGATTATAGAACAAGTAAATTTTGGTCAAGGGAACCAGACTATAAACGATATAATTTTACAGCTTTGAAAGAATGGTGTGGTTTAGATTTACCTGATGAAGCACAAAAGAAAGCTTGGTGGTGGATCTTAAGAAGAAACTTTAAGCCAAGGCAAGTGATTTACTTTTTACGACTACTTAAAAGATATAAACAAACTAAACTAGATCAACCTCCAAATGTTATTATAGATACAATACACTCTGTCAAAGGTGACGAGGCAAATCATGTATTGTTGTACTCAAAAGCAAATTGGCCATCAAGTTACAGACACAAAGATAAGGGTGAAAAATCAAATGAAAAAAAAGTTTGGTATACAGGAGTAACAAGAGCAAGAGATAGTTTACATTTATTAAGCACAGATTATAAATATCATTATCCAATTGGTGAAGATTATTTAGTATATGTACAGGGCAACAAATGAACCATCTTGATTTATTTAGTGGTATTGGTGGGTTCAGTATTGGATTAGAAAAGGTTGGCTTTAATACAATAGCCTTCTGTGAGAAAGAAGATTACTGCAGAATGTTGCTGCAAAAACATTGGAAAGGGGTTAAGATATACAATGACATTAAAGAGTGTAAAGGGAAAGAGATTAAAGAAACCTATGGAAGAGTTGATATACTCACAGGTGGGTTCCCGTGCCAGCCATACAGCGTTGCAGGAAAACAAAAAGGCACAGCAGACGATAGATATCTCTGGCCTGAAATGTTTAGAGTCATTAAAGAAGTCCAACCCACCTTCGTTATTGCAGAAAATGTCAGAGGTATTATTAACATCCAAGACGGCATGGTATTCGAAACAGTATGCTCTGACTTGGAAAGTGAAGGCTTCGAAATCCAAACGTTTATTATTCCAGCTGCAGGCGTCGGTGCTCCGCACAAAAGAGAGCGAGTCTGGATTGTGGGCTACTCCAAACACAATGGATCACTTACCTCCGAGATCAAAAGAGGGGACAATAAAATTAATGACAGGACAGAGGAAAGGGAGGACACGACCTTCAAACCTGAGAGAGCAGGTAGATCCAGAGACAATGAGATTATGGAGAACACCAGACGCAAATTGCATGAGAGGTCCAGCGTCAGAGAAAAGAATGAAGATGAAATTAAAAAAGAAAATGCCAATAAGTTTGAACGATCAAGTAGCGAATCCGCATCTAATGTGGCCAACACCAAGAGCGAACAAAGTATTTCCAAATATTACAGAGAACAACCGGGAGAAACTAGCGAACAGGAACAAATCAAATCTAGAGGAAGTAGTAGCTGGACATTGCGGGAGGCAAATTGGCTCTCTGAACCCAATGTGGGTAGAGTGGTTAATGGGGTACCCGGCAGGGCACACAGACTTAGAGGATTGGGGAATGCTATCGTCCCGAAAATCGCAGAAGAAATTGGAAGATCAATAATGAAAGTATTAGCATGAGAAATTTATTTGAAACTTGTATAGATGTTGGCAGCGGTTTGATTCTATCAACATTGATACAGCTTTGGATCTTTCCATATTTTGGTATGTATCCAACAGTGTGGGAGAGTTTTCATATAGCTGTTATATTTACAGTAATAAGTATTGGCAGAAGCTGGTGCTGGAGAACTTTATTCGGAAGGAGACGTTATGGAAAAAGAACCTAGACTAAGAATTCTTAGCCTTGGAGCGGGCGTACAGAGCTCTACAATGGCCTTGATGGCAGATGCTGGAGAGTTTGGTGTAAAACCTGATGCAGCTGTATTTGCTGATACGGGTTGGGAACCTGAACCAGTAATAAAACACCTTGAGTACCTTAGAAGCGTTCTAAGTTACCCTGTACACATTGTTAAGAAAGGTAATATTCAAGATGACATCCTCACGGCTCTCGCACCAGGCGGTAACCAATTTGCTTCCGCACCGTTTTATACTTTAAATGATCAAGGTAAAAAAGGTATGGGTCGTAGACAATGCACGAGAGAATACAAGATAACTCCAATTGCAAAAAAGATTAGAGAACTATGTGGACTTAAACCAAGACAGAGATTTCCAAAAACTGAACACATAGAAGTTTGGGTTGGTATATCAACTGATGAAATCATGCGTATGAAACCATCTAGATTTTGGTGGCAAAAAAATGTATGGCCATTAATTGATAAGAAGATGTCAAGAACAGATTGTTTAAAATGGTATGAAGGTAAAGGATTTAAAATACCAGTTAAGTCTGCGTGTATTGGCTGTCCTTTTCATGATGACAACTTTTGGATAGATATGAGAAATAACAGACCGAAAGAATTTGCATCTGCTGTAGAATTTGATAAAAAGATGCGTATGCATAATCCTAAAGTAAAAAATTTTGTACATAGACAGTGTGTACCTTTAGACGAAGTTAAATTTAAAAATGATGACGGGCCAGATCTCTTCAATCAAGAATGCGAAGGCCTTTGTGGAGTTTAGAAATCTAATAATAAAAGCATTAGAAGATAAGTATAATGCTCAAGTATCAGAAGCTCATGCAACAATAACTATATACCTGAGTAAATCAGTCGGAATTGGTGAACATCCGCAACATATTGATGAAGTAGACAAACAAATAGATAAAATTGCACAAGCTGAAGAAAAATTAAATGTATTACAAAGATTTAAAATATGACAAATAAAGATATTTTTAGCGAGAGTTTTCCTCAAGATAAACAAATTGGAGGATCTCATTACAAAGACTTTCATATTCAACCTTATGAGTTCATATCAAAAAATAATCTTTCGTTCTTTCAGGGAAATGTTATCAAATATGTGTGTAGGTATTTGAATAAAAATGGAATTGAAGATCTTAATAAAATTATACATTATTGTGAATTAGAGAAAAAGAAAATGAAAGATTCAAATGGGCAGAGTAATACAAAAAGAAATAACAATAAAAAATCATAAGTTTACTTTAGAAGTCTATCCTAGGCTAGAAGGTACACAGGATGTAACTTATGAAATTTTTCCAGAAAACTATAATGCAGCTTTATATGCATTTAGTAATAAACACGAATTAAATAGAATCATTAAAGAAAAACATATATATCAACCAAAGAAATTATGACGGGTTTACAATTTACATTTAATTTTAAAAAACATATTTGGTCTTGTCCATCAGAGTATAAAGATTTAAGTGCTTATGATGAGATAGCAATAGATTTAGAAACTAGAGACGAAGGTATTAATAATAAACTTGGTGCAGGTTGGGCAACTGGTAATGGGTATGTTATTGGTTTCGCTGTAGCTGTAGAAGGTTGGCAAGGATACTACCCATTTAAACATGAGGGTGGCGGCAACATGATACCTGAACAAGTTTTAAACTACATGAAAGATGTTTGTAAGTTACCATGTAGAAAAATATTTCATAATGCACAGTATGATATTGGGTGGTTGAGACAAATGGGTATTGAAGTTAATGGTGAGATAATAGATACAATGATTACAGCTGCAGTAATTGATGAAAACAGATGGTCTTACAGTCTAAACGCATTAGCTAAAGATTATCTTGGTGAGCTAAAGTCCGAAACCGATTTAAAAGAAGCTGCGAAGGATCATGGTATTGATCCCAAAGGAGAAATGTGGAGGTTACCCGCAGAGCATGTTGGTTTTTATGCTGAGCAAGATGCACGTTTAACATATTTGTTATGGCAGAGATTTAAACCAGAATTACATAATCAAAATTTAGAAACAGTTTGGAGAATGGAAACTAAACTACTTCCAATATTAATTAAGATGAGAGAGAGGGGTGTAAAAGTTGATGTAGATAAGGCGCATCAACTAAAAAAAGACTTCCAAGCTCAGGAGAAGCAGTATTTAACAAAAATAAAACAATTAGCAGGCAAAGAAGTAGACATATGGGCAGCACGACAAATAGGAGAAGCCTACGACCGACTCGGCATAGATTATCCACGTACTGACAAAACTCATGAGCCATCTTTTACATCCAATTGGTTAGCTAATTCGAAACACGAAATATCAAAATATATAGCACAGGCTAGAGAGATCAACAAGTTTCATGGTACATTCCTGGACTCAATTTTAAAATACGAACACAATGGGAGAATACATGGCGAGATCAATCAGTTACGTAGTGACAGTGGTGGGACTGTCAGCGGCCGTTTGTCTATGGCTAATCCTAATCTTCAACAGTTACCAGCACGTAACAAAGATTTTGGACCAAAAATCCGAGGTCTCTTCTTACCAGAAGAAGGTTGTAGATGGGGAAGCTTTGACTATAGTCAACAAGAACCACGAATGGTAGTACATTATGCAGCCTCTATAGGCGACGGATACGAAGGTTCTAACGAACTTGTAGAGGCTTACGCTAATTCAGAAACCGACTTTCACCAAACAGTAGCAGATCTAGCAGGAATAGAGCGAAAACAAGCCAAGACAATAGGCTTAGGATTGATGTATGGAATGGGTAAAAATAAATTAGGTATATCACTTGGATTGTCCACAGAAGAAGCATCGGCACTAATATCCAAGTATAATCGTAAAGTTCCATTTGTGAAGTTATTATCTGATAGATGTATGAAAAAAGCAAATGATGAAGGTGTAATTAGAACAAAAAAAGGTAGGAAGTGTCGATTTGACATGTGGGAACCTAAAGATTTTGGTATTCATTCACCAGAAACATTTGAAAATGCCGTTGCAAAATATGGTAAAAACAATATTAAGAGAGCTTTCACTTATAAAGCTTTGAATAGATTAATACAAGGATCCGCAGCTGATCAAACAAAGCAAGCAATTATAAGTTGTAATGAAATAGGTTATTTACCAAAAGTGCAAATACATGATGAATTATGTTTTGATATTAAAACAGATGATGATATAAAGAACATCAAGGAAACAATGGAAACTTGTATGGAATTTAAAGTACCAAGTAAAGTAGATGTAGCTTTAGGAGATGACTTTGGACAAGCTTCATAAAAACGAAGTAGCAGGTATTGGATCTGTAGCCTGGCCTACATATATGATCTTCAAAGAAAGATTAGTTTTAAAAAAATTTGATGATGTAAAAAAGAAAATAGCATTCAATGCTGACTTATTAAAAAAGGACATAGAAAAGAATGGTCTGTTATGTCCAATGGTAATTGATGAGAATGATCAACTAACTGATGGCAGTGATAGGTTTAGAATACTTCAGAAGGCAGACATCAAAGGCAGCTTTTTTTACAAAGCAAGAAACAAAGATGAAAAAATTTTTTTTAAAAAATTAAATGATCTTACTTGGGATGAACATCCTAACATGTTGAGATTTATGGAGAAGCTGTGGCAAGGTAAAATGAAAAAATACACAGAAAAAGTTACTCACTTATTTACAGAAAACGTCAGAACTGTAGTTCCAAAATAATAGAGAGCAAGAGTCCCCGTACCAAATCAATGATTTTTGAAAAAAATATAAAAACTAGTAATTAACCAGTTTTTTTAAAAAGTCGCTCAGCGTCTTCTACGCTTTGCTCGTTGATCTTAACTCTAAGACCTTTGATTTCAATATCGATCCACTTCATATCAGGTGTAACCCTACCCTGTGCTAACGCTTGTGTTGCCCATTTGGACTCCAACTGAAGCTTCTTCGATATTAACTCCTGTAGTGCCATTGTCTAGCTCCTCATAAGTAATATGGAATCGACGCATACCACGACCGAATCCATCAGGTTTAACAGAATACTGTTTATCATTCAGATTCTGTACAAAGCCATTGATCGCAGCTTCATCGTCATTGGCGTTTACGACACTAGTAATATATAGTCCAGCCACATAACATTGAAAGCGATATTGCTTCATAGGATAATCTTATCAACTATTTGGTGTAAAATCAAGTGTTTAGTTTATCTTTGTCAACAACGCAGTTCATAAAAATTCTTGTAACGTAAAACCCTTTTTCGGTCATTTGAACCGCTATTTCATTGACTTTTTTGCTTGCCTCGACTTTGCAGACTTCTTCCCGGTAAAATATTATTGGATCCTCATGCAGCATAGCGCAGTGCTCCTGGCCTGTCATTGGGTTAATTAGGCATAACATACCCATCATAAAGAATTCTTTCATAATTAAATATAACATCAAAAATACTTGTTGACACTAGGGTATCAATTCCTATATTAATGGGACAGGA